CAGCACCAAAATTGTTTTGTCGCCTTACATCTACTCGCCCACCCAAGAGACCGGCGCACCACGCACATTTGGCGGTGGTAACGACAGCCTTGGCGGTATCGAGGAGATTGTTGGCAGAGAGCCGTCCGTGTTTACTGGCACACTCCGCAACATTCCTCAATCAATAGCAAAAGTCCTCAAAACTTTGCAGTGCGAGGCGGAAGCGGGAAATCTTGGCGTTTATTTGATTGACGAAAACGGTAATGTTGAGGCTTTGGGCATCACCGACAGCAACGACGACGACTACATTTACCCCATTCCAATCAGGGCGTTTTTTGTTGGCGATAAGGTACACGGCGGCATCGACAACCCCGACACAAACGCCATTCAATGGTCGTTCTTGCCGAACTACTCGGACGACTTAAAGATTTTCCAAGTAACGACATTCAACCCCCTCACCGACCTTTGCGGCGGTGCAAGTTCGGAATCGTAATGGCAGCAAAAACAACGCGCATCACCTTGATAACAAAAGGCGGGCGCAAACAAGATTTTGAGGTAACACACGCGGAGCGACTTTTGAGGTTAAGGAACTCCGTGTGGACGTTGCCCGAAAATTCGGAATACAAGTTTGAAAATGGCAATATCATTCGATATATTACAAAACGCCCTAAAAGAGGGGTGGGGAAGAAAGACGATAACAAGGGCGGTAGCGCACCAAAATCGTCTTAAATTTCACGCCCAGACGGAGTTAACGGCTAACTTATCGCAGCCGTATGCAGATTTTATGGCATTTGTAAGTAACATATTGCCGCACGACAAATTAAAATTGTTTAAAACATTATTCCGTTATCCCCTCAAAACAAACGAGGTAACGGCAAAATGTTTTGACAAACTATCCCGAATTTTTGACGGAAGAAACCCCGTGTTTAATTACCAATTCAAATCGTCTGAAACTTTGGACGATTGGCAATGGTACAGACACGAAAAATTAAAAGAGCCTGAAATTTGGCAAACATTGGGCTGGGACTTTTTCAAGACCGAGCCAAACAGCGTATTGATAGTTGACTTGCCGAAAGAGCAAACAACCGAAATGCCTGAGCCGTATTTTTATTGGCTGTCGATTTCAGACGTGGCGGCATACGGCAAGCGCGACGAAAATTTTGATTTTATAATAATCAAATCAGACGGCGGCGCGACATTCACGGTAATTGATGCAGACACATACAGCGTCTATGTCAACGCCAAAGAGAATCTTGGCGAGTTAATATCACAGTCGGCGCACAATTTGGGTTATGTCCCCGCGATGTTTTTTTTTACGGAGCCAATCAGCATCAGCGAGCCGGACGTTAAGGCATCACCGCTAACAAAAGAGTTAGATGCGCTTGATTGGTATTTGTTTTTCACGCTGTCAAAAAGGCATTTGGATTTGTACGCATCATACCCGATTTACAGCGGTTATGAGCAAGACTGCGATTTTACAAACGCGGAAAATGGCGACTATTGCGACGGTGGATTCCTGAAAAACAAACAGGGATTTTACAAATTCGATGCAAACGGTGTTATGTGCCGTTGCCCGAAGTGTGGCGATAAGCGCATTGTGGGTGTCGGTTCTTTTGTCGAAGTCCCTATCCCGACAGAGGGGCAGCCCGACCTGCGAAACCCCGTCCAAATGTTAACCGTCGATAAAGACAGTTTGGACTACAATGTATCGGAGATTGGACGATTGGAGCGTGAAATCATCAATGCCGTTTGTGGTTACACCGAGGACGCGCAGACCAAAACAGCCATCAACGAGCAGCAAGTATTGGCATCGTTCCAAAGCCAGATAAACGCTTTAAACAAAGTCAAAAAACAATTTGAAAAGGCGCAGACATTTGTAGATGCTACTGTTTGCAGACTAAGATACGGCGATGCTTTTGTTTCTGCATCAGTCAACTATGGCACGGAGTTTTTCATTTTCGATGCTGCGACATTGCGCGAGCGATACAAGGCTGCGAAAGAGAGCGGCGCGAGCGAAAGCGAATTAGACGCATTGCAGCAACAAATTTTGGAGACGGAATTTCGCCACAATCCCGCCGAACTGCAAAGAATGATGATATTGCACGAATTAGAGCCGTATCGACATTTGACAGTAAAAGAGGTAACGGATTTACACGCAGCGGGAGTTGTTTCGGATGATGATTTGAAACTCAAACTAAACTTCACAAACTTGATAAAGAGGTTTGAGCGTGAAAATCTTAATATCGTGGAATTTGGCACGGCTATGAACTATGCCGACAAGATACGCAAGATTAAAGACACAATAACAGCATATTTAACTTAATAGGATAACAACTATGTATGTGAAAACAGATGGCGGCAAAAAGGATGTGGAAATCACCGCCGTTACAAAAGACAATTACATCGTTCCCGACAAGGAGAAACACCTTTGGCACGTAACGATGGAGATACCAACATTCGACGCAAAGACGGGCAAGCGCATCAGCCGCCCGAAGTTGCAGAAATTTGGCGCAAAGACATTCCACGCATTGCGCGAGAGTTGGGAGAAACAAGGCTACGAAATCACGGTACTTTACAACCCGACCGCCTATCTTGACGAGTTGAAAGCAAAAGGCACGACCGTACAGAGGGCGGCAAGACAAGCCGAGATTGACGCAATAGTGGCAAAGAAAATCGCCGAAAAAGAGGCGGAAATGGAGCAGCGCATCAATGCCGCAGTCGAAAAGGCACTTGCCGAAAAGCAAGGCACAAAAAAGAAATCAGAGTAACAACAATTTCAAAGGGTAAGAAATGTTAACAGTAGAAAACATCAAGGCAGTTAATGGCATCACAGAGGAGCAAGCCGCAAAAATTGCCGAGTTGTCAAAGGCAGACGAGGACAAAGTAATTGGCGATAAATTTGGAGAGGTTTACAGAAACCTTGACAGCATCATCGAAAAGTCCACGGGCGTAAAGCGCAATGGCGACGAAAAGACATATCTCTACATGGAGAGAGCCGCCAACGAGGTGCGCGCAAAGGCAACGGCGGCATCTAAACAAGTAGAGGAACTGACAGCCGCAAATGCTAAATTGCAAAAGGCTATCGAGGATGGCAGCCACGACACCGAAACAAAAGCCAAATTGCAGCAAGCCGAAAAAGACCTTGCCGCAATTACTAAGCAATTCAACGACCTCAAAACGGAATACGACGGCGCAAAAGATAAATTTGCAAAAGACGTGTTTCACGTGAAAATCGAAGGAGAGGTTGCAAACGCTTTGAGCGGCGTGAAGTTCAAAGAGGGACTAACACCTACCTTGATGGCGATGGCAAAAAGCACCGTTTTGTCAAAAGTCAAGGAAAGCAACCCCGACAGCGTGGACGATGGCAACGGTGGCAAGACGATTGTGTTTAAAGACAAAGACGGCGCAATCCTCCGCAATCAGGACAATGGTTTGCAGCCAATCACGGTTGCCGACATCGTAACAAAAGAACTGTCCGCGATGGGTGTTTTGGCTTCAAAACGCAAACAGACCGGCAGCGGCGGAAACGGAAACAATGGCGGTGGCAACAATACCGCTATTGACATCAGCGGCGCGGCGACACAGACCGAGGCTTATGAGGCTATTGCAAAGACATTGTTTGCAAAGGGTCTTGTAAACGGCAGCGCGGAATTTGATGCAGAAATGCAAAAGGCGTGGAAAGACAACGACGTGGCGAAATTGCCACAGCGTTAATTTTCACGTGAAACAACAAAAAACAGATAACGGGCAAAGGGTGAGCCTATTCCATAACCAATAAAAATATAAGAAAATGAGCCTTATAGCAACTAAACTCCAAAATTGGCGCATCGAGGACACGAAACTCGACCGCAATATGGTGAGGATGGGCGAATATGGTGCATGGGACTTTTTCGTACAGCAGTCCAACGAGGGCAACGGCATTTTGAACGACCGTTTGAAAAACGCCGCCTTTGCAAGTATGGGAAACACCGTCCAAGTACCCGTCATTGACTACGACGGCACAATCAGTGTCGCCAATTCGCGTTCATGCGTCATTTCGGACGCAGAGAATACCTCAGCACTCTATACCGTTGTATGGAAGACTTACGCTTGCGGTTTTACAATGGTTCCCGCGATGTACTCCAACAACGAAATCACCTACGAGCGCGACTTCAACCGCAAGATGGCGAAACTCATTCGCGTATTTGCAGACGCTTTGGATATTGACGCGGTGGCGGCACTCGAAGCCAACAAGACGCAGGTTTACACCGACCCCTTGCAATACACCATCACGGGCAACGAGATTGTAATCCCGGTGCAGATGGCAACGGAAGTTTTGGGCGACGTAAACCCGATGATGCGCGCAAACGGTTTCCGCCGTCAAATTCACGTTGTCGGCAACGCGGGCATAGACAGCCTGACAAGGAAACTTGCACAGCACGGACTTTACAACGACGTTAACAAGCAGTTGGAGTATCAGGGTAAAGTATTCCACTTCACAACCAACGTTGTCAACGACAACAGCGTTATTGGCACATTCTACGCGGTAGAGGACGGCAATGTCGGCATCTTGACGAGGGTTGACCGCGAGGCATACCGTAGGGGACGCGCCGCTGGACACGAATTTGACGTTGCATTTATTCCAGAGTTGGGTATCAGCGTCGGCACACACTACTACACCGCCGTTGGAGACCAGTCTGCAATCGCGGGCGCGGCAACTGACGATTTGACTTGCGCAATCAAAGAGTATTTCGGATTTTCAGTTGACGTGGCTTTTGTCCTTGCTTACAACACCGACAACACCACAATCCCTGAGCCGATTATGAAGGGCGCAATCAGCGCACCTGCAACCGACACACCGTTTGCAACGCCTGTTTACGTTACCAACGCGGCAGACTTCCCATCCTAACAGATTAACTTTGTTGTTATTCTAATTGTTGAGGGGCGTAGGCAATCACAAATGCCCGCGTCCCTTTTCAATTTTCACGTGAAACAAAAGACAAAAACGATGATACGATTAACAGACATACAAGATGCGCTTTTGCATTTGGTTGGATGGGAGCAATCATACGTGCCGAGCGATTATTTGTCCGATTTGACAGAGAGCGAGAGCGGGTTGAAATTTCAGGACGCGCACCCACTTTGCACCCTCGATAACATCAAGGCGATAATCCCCGACAATTTCAAATTGCAATACCCAGAATGGAATATTAACTCGCTTTATGCAAAGGGCGCAAAGGTTCAATGTGGCGGTGTCGTTTGGTATGCAACCGCAGCGAACACGGGCGAAAAGCCACCCATCGAAGATTGGCACGGCGACTATTCGGAGCAATATTCGGGCAGTTGGCAGCCTTACAACTTCATTACTGACTATCTAACGAAACTCACTAAAAACGGCATTGCGCAAATGGTTCAAAATTGGTTGACGACGAAAAAAACATCAGCCGAAACAAAGAGCCTTTTGGAGCGGCGCACGTTCTTTGATGGCGCGGGACGTATCGCAGCGGCACAAAACAACAGTGGCAAAATTGTTGGATTTGAGATTGTGCCGGTGCGGTCTATGGGTGTAACAATGAAGATTGAGAAAATCGGTCTGCAAATGACCGGCGGCACGGGCATTGTAAAGATGTATTTGTTTCATTCCTCACAGCCCGACCCGATAAAAACGTTTGATTTGGATTTTACCAAAACAAATGGCGGGTTTCAGTGGTTTACGCTAACAGATTGTTATCTTCCCTACATTGCAGACAGCAACAACGCTGGCGGCGCGTGGTATCTTTGTTACAACCAAAACGACTTGCCCGACGGGATGAAAGGCATTAATGTTTCAAAGGATTGGAGCAGAGAGCCGTGCGGCACTTGCAACATCGGCAACCTTGAAACATGGCGGCAAATTACAAAGTATATGCAAATATCGCCCTTTGCCGTTCCCGCCTTGCAGACGTTTGCAGAATATCCTGAATTGTGGGACATCGAAAGGAACATCTACACCAACACTTGCAACTATGGCATAAATTGCGAGGTGTCGGTAGGCTGCGATTTGACCGACTTTATAATCAGTCAAAGGAATTTATTTGCAGACGCTTTGCAATATCAAGTCGCCTACATTGCATTGCGCACAATGGCTATGAATCCCGACACGAGGGTAAACCGCAATCAATCAAATGTTTCGCGGTTGGATATTCTGTATGAACTTGACGGCAATACAGATGCAAAACACCCTGACGGATTGGGTCAAAAATTGAAAAAGATTTATAACGCCCTCGAAGTTGACACCAATGGACTTGACCGCATTTGTCTGTCTTGCAACAATGGCGGCGTTAAATATCGTACGGTTTAGTTATTGCTGATGTTTTTTGTTTCTTTTAAGGGTTTTTGTCTAACGCACTCGGCATAAAGTCCGAGTGCTTTTAAATGTTGATTATGACGATAGCGGGACTTATAGACGGCGCAAAGAAATTCTTACAAGACGTTGAGAGCGGGCGGTTAATCCAAAATTGCATCACCCTCAATGAAAAGGAAATCGTGTCTATGAATACTGAGGAACAACTGTTTAAAGAGGGCGAAAACGCCCTTGGTGTTACAATTCGGTCATATCAACCTTACAGCCCCGTAACAATCAGCATAAAACAGAAAAAAGGACAGCCGACCAACCGCGTAACCTTGCGAGATACCGAGGCATTTCATAAATCTTTTTTTATCTATGCAGATAATAAGGCGGTGTGGTTCAAGGCAACCGACAAAAAGGCACAAAAACTTTACGACAAATACGGAGAAATATTCGGCTTGACAGTCGAAAATAGAAACAAAGTGGCGTGGGATATGCTTTACCCCTTGCTGATGGTAGAATTAAAATTTGCATTATTCAAATGAGCGACGCACCCAAAAAAAGTAATCCGCAACTACTTGACCGCGTAGTCGGTGAAATTCAGGACGCATTAACCGCGGGTTTGCCGTGGCTAAATTTCGCGTTTGGCATTGCGGAGCGACTTGTACACGAAATCAACGGCAAGGAATACTATTTGCCGAATGTGTACAGAGCCAAAAATGATTATATCGAAATCAGCCCCGACGATAAAGATTTGCACAACCATTCCTTTTTTACCGTGGACGAGCCGCAGTATGTGGATTGTGTGCGCGGTCAGAAAATAGAAATACGTGCAAATGTTAGCCTCATCGTGTGGGTGGATATGCGCAGCATTGAGCCGACGGACGAGCGAAATAAAGAATTGGTTAAGAGGGACATTTTGCGTGTCCTAAACTCAATGCTTTTAAAGAGTGGTACATTCACGGTTAACAGAGTGTACGAAAAGGCGGAGAATATTTTTCAAGGCTTTACGCTTGCAGAAGTTGACAATCAGTATTTAATGCACCCATATTGCGGATGGCGTTTTGTGGGTGAAATCAGAGTGGAGGATATTTGCGAGGAATGACTATGATTAACTTGTTAATAGCGGTTGTCGTGGCTTTGGTTGCATCATTCTTTTTGTTGCTATTCAAAAAGGTTGGCATCGTGGAATGGTTGCAAGTCCACGGCGGCGATTTAGTTTCAGAGTTGGCACACTGCGATTTCTGTTTATCGTGGTGGCTGTCTTTGATTGTCGCCATCATTGCGGCGGCGATAGTAGGCGATTGGTGGGTAATCACCACGGCGGTATTGGCAACGCCTATTTGCAGAAAATTACAATAATGTTTCACGTGTAACAAATAGAATAACAACAATGCAGACGATACA